TACGGAGAAAGACACGAAATAAAGGCTCCAACCCAGAAGCCCATACACAACGGACAATTCCATAGCGTATTCCATTTCTTTGTATAGTCTTTCTTTGGTCTAATATCTTCAAATATCTTTCCGTAGACCACAATAAAAGTCATGCCATACGAGACAAGGACAAAGTGTAATGTTTCCAACTCTACCTCATTCGTACGTATATCGACCATAAAGATAAGGTGCAAATAAGTTTCTTTGCTTAATTGAACCTTTATCTGAGTCGTGAGGAACTTCGCCAAGCTCAGTAGAGTATTCTCCATCTGGGTTTAACATGTGTTTCTCGAAGTCTTCATCGAAGTCTTCAAGGTTATCCATATACGGAGCTTCTTCTTTCATCCAACCTGAGATACACATGAGGGCTATATCTGCATTTTGTTCGCTGGTTTGCATTTTTGCCTCGAAGGAGCCATAGACATTTCCACCTTGTACTGAGTCGAACTCAATTATTCCTCTTTTTCTTAAAAAGTCAAACAATCGCGATGATGCACCATAAGTCATATCAGATGTCATCTCTTTTGGAAAGCAAGTGATTTTGTTGTCCTCTTGACTGATAACGATATCTATATCCCTGTGATCCATTATCATTAAGTCCCCATTCAGACTTGAATAAAGTTGTAGAGTAGTGTCAATCTTTATACCAGAGGGAACCGTTAATGTTACAGCGGTCTTTTTGACATTGACAGTTACGTTCTTTGGTTCTTCAACTGGAGTCTCTTCTGGTGCACTCTTGGTTATATTTACGTTAATTGCCACTTTTCTTTACCTCCGCTAAAAGGTTTTGAATAAAAAATACTTCTTCCACAATATCATTGTTCAAAGGTTTTCTGGAGTACTCTTCAAGTTTGTTTAAAACCTGTTCCATCTTTCCCCTAAATGAAATACTATCTGCTTTGTTTATTTCTAAAACTACAGACTCTTTTAGCCTTCCTATCTCTTTATTTAAATAGTATTTAAGCCCTAAGCCATTGTCCGAGAATGATGTAATGTAATTGCTTAAAAGCTCTTTTTGCTCTTGCAAAAGAGAGTTATCGTACGTTTCGTTAAATCTCTTAACGAACATTTTAAACTCCAAAGAGTCAACTGGCTTCATTTCTTCCCGGATGTCCTCTGAACCAGTAAGAAAATTTACTAGTTTTTGCTCTAAAATAATTCTACTTTTAGCAGGGAGCTTTGAATCCTGAAAGAACATTCCAATTGTTGCCAAGTCTTTGTAGTTAGGTACAAAGTTTCCAAATGTTTTTTGTCCCAAAGCTTTATTGATTGTGTTAATAAGTTTTGTTTGTTCATTAAACACTGTTTGTCTATCAAGCTCATCGAAATCTTTTTTTACTTCTGTCATAAGTCTGGTGGAGAAATCTTTGTCTACTTTTTTAGTTTCCAACAAAGAAAAGTAAAGCTCTAGCTCTTGCTTCAAAGGCTTACCTTTTGAAAAGAAGTTTCGAAGTATATCTTTTATTTCTTCTTGTTTTTCTTTTTGTTCTCTGACGATTGCTTTAGTGAGTTCTCTAATAAGACACTCATAAAGAAAAGCGGTATTTCTTTTCTTATTATGCTTCATCTTTCTCTCCTTTTTTATTAAGTTCTTCTATTAGTTTTTTAACATTGTTACTAGTGTTAAATAGTTTTTCTTCTTCTAAAACGCTACTCTCCATCATGTTCTTTGCGAGAGAATCGAGGCCTCCATTACCTTTCATGCCTGGGAACAAAGTTCTTGCTGTAGAGCCGCGAACTTCACCACCAGTTGCAATGTTGGAATAGTTCTTTCTTCTTCCACCCTTATCATAGGATATTTGATGTCTTTTATAAGGGCCTCTTTTTGTGGGCTTTGCATCATCTTTTCTTTTTGCTGGTGGTTCTGCTAGCAAGTCACCTTCGTCTTTAGCGTCTCCTCCGCTGTCTCCGCTCGTCGCTGGTTCACCACCACCACCACCGCCAAGGTCACCTAGGTCACCTCCTAAGTCTGCTCCTCCACCTCCTCCGAGGTCTCCAAGTCCACCACCTGCACCGTCGGCGCCTGCTTCTGATGCCTGACCAGCTGACTCCAAAGAAGCCATAAATTTCTTATCGGTAAACATTTCACGCTGCATTCTAATGTATTCTTCATGTGATAGTCCGAGTAGGTTTTCAGATATCCAACGACGAGAGAAGAAGCCTTCTGTAGCAGCACCTGCAATATCAAACTTAGTTTTCCAATGTTCAAGTTCTTGCATCTCTGCAATTTTAGATGGGTTGTTGAGAGCTAGCTTAAAGCCAAGAAGATCATCTCCTCTGTAGCCCAAAGTATACAAGTGAATAATTCCCACTTTCTCAAGTTCTGCAATAAGAACTCTTTGGAGTCTTTGAATTGTTCTTGCAAAGCGAATATCTTTTTGAGCAAGAGTTGTTTTATCCTCAGTTGCTCCACCATCACCCATAGAGAGGTATGACTGAGGTACCTTTAGAGCTGAAAACAGTTTGTCTCTTAAGTATTTAACGTCTTCCACTTGACCAGTAAACTGACCACCTGTTAAGTTTACAATATCTGTAGAGCTTTGTCCACCACGAATAGGGATGAAATAATCTTCTTCAATTGATAATGGGTTGTAGCGCAAGTCAACACGACCTGTATTTGGGTCTACAACTTGGTGTCGTTTCATTTGTGTCATTACTTTTTGCATGTATTGCTCAACATCTTGCGGTGCAATGCCACCAACGTCAATCTTGAATACACGTCGCTCTGGTGATCTTGTAATTCGATAAGCCATCATTGCATCCTCTAGAAGCGTAAGTTGTCTCCAGATGCGTCTCGCGGGTTCTAAAACAGATGTTCCATAGGGAGCATGCTTATCGTTTCCAAGAACGCGAAAGTGGGCTATTTGCCAGTTTTCCAAAGTCAAACCAGCGTTGTTCCATTGAAACTGAATGTAATTTGGATTTGTTGGGTCTTCTCCCTCTAGTCTTTCAATTTCTTGAGGCGGGAGCCCAATGCAGTTTTGAATACCTTTGTTATCGTCGATATCTAGATATACAAACAAGTCTCCATACTTACACATAGTTCTTGCCCAACCAAAGAGGTTATGTTCAACATTCATAATGTCATAATACAAAGAATGCAAAACGTATTTGATTTCATCATTCGGGCACTTAATATGAAGCATTGGAGTTAAAGACGAGTAGGTTGTCATCTCGTCTGCGTAAATGTCTAGAGAAGATGCAATCTCTGGCGTGAACTCCATCTGGTCAAAGTCAATATATCTCTCTCCGCGATTTCTATTTGAAATCATATTCAATGCGGTTAGGTTCATTGGGTTGTATTCTGTCTTTTTAAACTGTTGTCCAGAGGCTGACTTAAACCTTTTGGCATAAATGTCTAAGTGTCTTCTTCTTAGTTGTCTTCCCGTCTGCGTTCTTCTTTGAGTAATAGGACCAGAAAACATTCTTGTAAGTGATTTGAAAAGTTGGTTCTGGTTGTTATTCGGGTTTCTATCGTTTCTAGCCATTTTTTATCCTTTGTATATCCACAAAAATTCTTTTGCTTTTTTTATGTCCTCCTCATATTTTTCTTTAAAAGTTTCTTTGTAGAAATTTTGTCCTTTTATTTGGGTATTCATAGTGTTTGTGCTTTTAAACACTCCACCAAGCATCGCCTTTTTGTATGCTATTTCTTTTTCGTTTTCTGTTAAGGCGGTGTCTCTAACCCAGCAAGCAATTGCTAACGACATAACCAAATCATCATTGTAAGAACGCATAGCTTGTGGCTTGCCATTGAACCAAATAAAAGTTTTCAATTCATGAAAAACACGAGCAGAATGTAGAGTAATTAGTTTATTTCTGACGTATTCTTCTAATTTAGCCACTATTAAAGGTCTTGTTTTTGTAGATGTGGTAAAACCAAGAACGGCCCTATCGTCGTTCTCGCCCAAATAACTTTCTATATATTCGTGAGTTGCTTTGATAGAATAGTATATTTTTTTATATTGTAAATCTCTTAGTTTCTCTAAGACTGCAATGCCGATACCATTGTTCTCTACAACCAATAAACAGGTTCCATATTCAGTACCTGCAGAAAATAATATGTTTGCATACATATCAAGGTCTGGCTTTCCTTGGTATTCTGCGACCACTGTCATATTATCAACTCGCAATATATGAAAGCAGCTGTAGTCACTCCCGTCACCTCTAGCGACATCGGCTACAAGGAGATAAGGCACTCCCTCTTCATATTTTTCCCATATCCAAAAGTTTCTATCGAACCCTGTTCTATATATAGGATCTAATATATCAGCGTTTATTCTTTGCAAATCTTCCGGGTTTATAACGGTTTCCCCAGAAGCATTAAAAGAACATTCAAGCTCTTGTGCAATTTGTCTTTTCGACATGTTTCGAGTTTCTTTTTCAAACCAAGCATCATCTCTTTCCGGGTGGACATCCCAGTTTAGTTTGCTTGGATAGAAATCATTCATTTGTGTTTCGGCTTCAGTGTAGGTTTTATGAAACCAGTTTCCAACGCCGTTAGGAGTGCTCAGAGCGATACAGCGACCCCCTGTGGACAAAGTAGGGTAAAGACCCGTCCAAAGCTCTTCGAGGCCGTCAACGAACGCTGCCTCGTCTATAATGAGCAATGATAAAGCTTCTGAACGACCAGCGTCTCCTGACGTCGTCCCAGCTTTTACTTGAGAGCCGTTTGTTAATTCAAATGATTGTTTGTTGTCAACGTGTATCTTCGCAATCAACATCCATGCCGGAAGGTTCTTGAAGATCATCTTGACTTTCTTTACAAGGTTCGTTGCTGTAGATAGTTTCGTTGCGATAACGAGAACGTTCTTTTCTCGATGAAACAGCATAAACCAAGCAACATAGGCAGCTGAGATTATTAAGATCCCAAGCTGCCTTGCTTTTAAAATTACATTAAAACGATAATCGTTAAAGTTTTGTAGCATTTCTCTCTAATAGGGATACGTCTTAAATAGT